GACCCCGAGATGATGAAGCTCCAGGCGCAACAACAGCTAGAGCAAGCCAAAATGCAAGCCTCTGCACAAGCCGACCAGATGCGGGTGCAGGCAGACGCTCAAGCCGCGCAGATGAAGGCGCAGCTCGATGGGCAAATGCACCAGTCTAAGATTCAAGCCGAGATGCAACTGGCGCAAATGCAAGCTCAGATCGAAGATCAGAAAATGCAGCACGAGATGGCTATGAAAGCGCAAACCGCTGCGGCAGAGGATGAATTTAACCGTTGGAAAGCAGAGCTTGAAGCTGCGACTAAAGTCTTGGTTGCGCGGATTGGTGCAAATCCGGGCGTGGATGTGCCTTTGGTTGAGGCAGCTACGGCAGCGAGTGACCGTATTGCCTCGGAGCTTGGCGATAATGTCCAAAACGCCTTGCAAACTATAGCAGCTATGCACCAAAACATGAACGATATGCAAAACGCAACGATGGAGAAAATGGACAATGTTATGTCGGCTGCTACTGCTAAAAAGCGAATTATTCGCGGCCCTGACGGTAAAGCTATCGGCGTTGAAATTGTCCAATGAACGGAGGTTGGGACACCGGTACTTGGGATGATGCGACCTGGGACTATGTAACGCCCCTCGTTGAGGTTGACACCCATGACGGCGATTACCTTAAAAAGAAGTTTGCAAAGGAAATTGCAGATAAGGCACGCCGTAAAGCCGAGATTGTCTATGCGTTTGAGAAGATTGTAGAGGGTAGGCCAGACGTTGCGGAGGAGATAGCCGCGCCGTTTATGGAAACCAGAGCTGCCACATTGCCAGCAATTGATTACGACCGGATGTTAGAGGATTTGGACAGAGTGCAACGGATATGGGAATTGCACATCGAGCTTGATGACGAGGATGTATTGGCCCTGCTATGAGAAAAAGCTGGATTTACGTTGATGGCGTAGCGATAGAAAAGGGTGATTACACGCCAGATCACCACTACGTTATGCCTGACATACAACCTTACCAGTCTATGGTTGATGGCAGCATAATTACCAGCCGAAGCAAGCACCGTGAACACCTGCGGGAACATAACTGCTTTGAGGTTGGGAATGAACGTATGGAAAGCAAGCCTGTCCCCGTTCAGGACACTCGCAAAGAAGTATTGCAAGCGCAATTGTCAAACATGACGCATTCGCAGGCAAACAAGATACTTAACAAGTTGCGCGACGATATTCGTTTCACTAACCCCCACAGGGAGTAACAAATGGCAGACCTAAATGAGATTGTTCCGGTAGAAAATGCAGATGCAAGGCGTGATTTGCTCGCACAGCAGTTTGACGAGGTAGAAGCGGCGCCTACCGAAAAACCGGCTCCAGCGGCTGAACCCGCACGCGACAATACGGGTAAGTATGCGAAACTCGCGCTTGAAGCGGCTCCAGCAGCCACAGAAGCGGTTGAAGAACCCGTATGGAAACGTCCTCCTGCAAGCTGGAAAAAGGATTATCACGAGGTCTGGCAGGGTGCGGATGATAAGCTGAAGGAATACGCCTTCCAGCGCGAAGAACAGATGAAGGCAGGCATCGAGCCGCTAAAGTCTAAAGCGCAATACGCCGACCAGATGCAAGAGGTCATTGCTCCGTATATGCAGACGATTACCGGCCTGGGGATTGACGCGCCAAAAGCGGTCAAAGCTCTGATGGAGGCTGACCATATCCTACGAACTAGCCAACCTTATGAAAAGCAGCAATATTTCGCTAGACTCGCTCAAAGTTATGGTATAAATTTAAACGATGTAGGTGGCTTGCAACAACAAGCCCCTGTTGATCCGCAGTTTTATGCTTTGCAAAACGAGCTTAATTCGGTTCGTGGCGAGGTACAAAACTGGAAGCAGCAGCAGGAACAACAACAGAACCAAGTTTTGTTGGGAGAAATAAATCAATTTTCCCAAAAAGCAGAGCATTTTGAAGAAGCGCGGCCTGTAATGATCCAGCTCCTACAGAGCGGCGTTGCGACCGATTTGCAAGATGCTTATGAGAAAGCTATACGCCTTGACCAGGGTCTTTTTGAAACCGTCCACCAGAACCAACAAGTTCAGGCAGACGCGGCGAAAAGAGCAGGGGCCGATAGGGCAGCGAAAGCTGCAAGGGCGGCAGCGGTGAGTGTGCGAGGTTCCACACCCGGAGCAGCGACCCAATCCAAAGCGCAAGATCGTCGGGCGCTACTTGCTGAGCAATTCGACAGCATGAGTGACCGGCTTTAATTCACTTTTAAGGAGCTAAATCATGGCATTTGCCAATAGTTCTGTCAGTGACATCATTGCGACCAACATTCAAAGTCGCTCGGGTAAAGAACATTGCCCCCGTTCATTAGGCAACTGATGAAATGGAAAATTGCGTGAATTCGGTGGAACCCCTAATGCTGGCAGCATGGGCAATACCGAGCCAAGCATTGCAGGAATGCAATGAAGGCGTAACGACTAGGTCATGGAGTCCAGAACGGACAGTAAAGGCCCACGAGCGCGCAACCCGAAAGGGAAGATATAGTCTGAGCTATAAGGTAACTTATAGAGGCAAGGATAAAGAACCTTGCGATAACAAACTGGAACTGGCAGATAACGTAACAAATAATAATGCACTACTTCGGCGCTTGAAGGAACGCGGGAATGTTAAGACTTTTTCCGGCGGGAATATCATACTCCAGGAGATTATGTACAACGATTCGTCTTCAAATAATACCAATAGCTATAGTGGCTATGAAGTTTTGAACGTGTCACAAAACAGCCCTATCTCGGCGGCGCAGTTTGGTATTACTCAGTACGCTTCTGCTGTTTCGATTAGCGGTCTGGAAATGATCCAGAACAGCGGCAAAGAGGCCATTATCGACCTGCTGGACGGTCGTATGAACGTGGCTGAAGCGCAGCTGGCTAACCGTATTGGATCGGATATTTATCTGGACGGAACCGGCAACAGCGGAAAGAACATCACGGGCCTCGGCGCTGCTGTTCCTGATGCGCCTACCTCTGGAACCTACGGTGGTATTAACCGCGCAACTTACACGTTCTGGCAGTCCGTAGCTTATTCGGGCGTGACGAACGGTGGTGCTGCTGTTACTGCTTCCAACATCCAGCAGTACATGGATTCGCTTGCTGTGCAGTTGATTCGCGGAACCGATAAGCCAGACCTGATCGTTGCAGACAATATTTATTATCGTCTGTATCTTCAGTCCTTGCAGTCAATCCAGCGTATTTCTGACAGCGGTAATTCAACTGCCGGTGCTGGTTTTGCCTCGCTGAAATACTATGGCGCGGGTATGGCTTCTGACGTGGTGCTGGACGGTGGTATTGGTTCGGCGGCTACGGCAAGTCACCTTTGGATGCTCAATACCAAGTACCTCCAGTTTAGGCCACATGCAGATCGGAATTTTGTTCCTATTGGCGGCGAGCGGCAGGCTGTCAACCAAGACGCTAAACCTACTTTGCATTGAGCTTGCAAATGGCGTCTATAAATTTTCTCTTATTGACTTGGAAACCCAGAAGTGGGCAACAGGGCGCAAGCAGCGCAAGCGTGCAGCGTGAACGACTAAGTGAGAAAACCGTGAATAACGGATGCGATAGTCTAAACACTCGTATAACAAAAGAAGCGAGTGAGGGAGATTCGAAGAAGTTTCCCCGCCAGAAATGGTCAGTAAGCCGGAAGGCTGAAAGTAATAGAATGGTTGTTAAGCTTATTGGGTGGGCCGGAAATTTGACGAGCAGCGGGCCGCAATTTTGCGGCGTGTTGATCGCCTAAAGGAGAAAAAAAATGGCTTACACTTTTGCAGAAAATCAAAGCGGTCTGCTTCAGATCGCAAACACCGATACTGGTGTAACCTCGCCCGGTGGCGTTTCGAGTGGCAGCGCTACCGTCATTCCTACACCTCCTAACGTCCTCGGTAAGATCATGCGTGCTGATGATCCGACCTATGGCGAAGGCGAGTTCATCCTGTTGCTTGGCGTGGCAGCGACCGAAGTTGGTCTTGTTGTGAAATACAACGCGACTACTTATCAAACGGTTGTGGCAACTAACACCGCAAATCAGGACGTGCCTGTTGCAGTTGCTATGTCGGCTAACTTGGCTGGTACGTTTGGCTGGTATCAAATCGCTGGCAATGCGGTGGTTAAGAAAACGGCAGTTGCGGTAACTCCGCAAGTTACTGTGTTCCTGTCCGCTACCGCTGGTCGCGTCAAGGTTCTTGCCTCTGCGGGTCTGCAAGTTGTCGCAGCTCGTTCGGCTAACTTGGCTACGATTGCTGCTGGCACTTCAACGGTGACGGTAACGATTAACCGTCCTCACCTGCAAAGCCAGATTACTTAATGGTCGAAGCAGTTTTAGACGTAGTTGGAAACACACTCCCAGGCGTAATGCTTGGGAATGTGGAGCTGTCTTGCAAAAGGCAGCTTTCTTGGTTTGATTTTGATACGGAGTCAAACGAAGAAAG